ATTAAGTGAATTTACAACAGGAACAGCGATTGTTGTACTTGATAACCAAGATGGTCGCTTTGACCCAAATAACAGCAGTTCCCCATACAATCCAAATATCAAACCAGGCAAATTGCTTCGTATAAAAATAACTGATCCAACAACAAGTGTCAATGAGCCCATATTTGAAGGCAATATTAGCCAATGGGATGTGACCTATTCATGGCCAAACATGTCTAGATGTACAATCAGAGCACATGATGCACTAAAACCTCTTTCACAAAATTCAGTAAGCTTGACTACATCCGCTGCGGAAACCGGCACAGTCATACGTGAAATACTGCAAGATGCAGACTGGACTAATTATGAGCTAAATACTGGAAATTCTACATTAGCTGCCCTAGCATTTGATAATGAAAATGCTTTAAAAGCACTACAATTGGCAACGAATTCAGAAGGAATTACTGCTAAAATATATGCTGACAAAGAAAATCAAGTATTATTTAAAAATCGACAAGCTATTTATACAGATAGTAATAGCAATACCAGTCAAGCTACATTTGGATCTTCTGGCAACCTAAGTTTCGAGAAAATAGACATCGATTATGATGATGAATTAGTCCGCAACAAAGTGAGTATCAACCGAACAGGAGGAACTGCTCAAACAGCAACAGATTCAACAAGCATTGCAGCCTATAATGAAAAAAGTTATGTCAGATCTAATTTGATGATTACTTCAGATGCAGAGAGTTTAAGCTATGCACAATCAGTACTGTCTGAGTTTAAAGACCCAGCAGTTAGATGTAAATCAATGACGTTTTCCCCATTAAAGCATACAGACATGATTACGCAGTCTTTAGCGAGAGACATCACAGACAGAATAACAGTAGAATTCAATCCACCTGGAGGTGGATCTAGCTTTAGTAAGCAGTTGATAATCGGTGGTATAAGTCATACAATACTGCCAGAAGCATGGCAAACAACATTTCAATTTAGTAGTAGTGATGCGAGTAATTTAACATGGTTTCAATTAGGAGCAATTTCAGGAACCAACGACCAGTTAAATACTGGAACATTTGGATATTAGGAGGATAGGATGAGCTGGACCGCAGGAGCCGATGTCGCAACTGGAGACGTTTTGAGTGCAGATAAGTGGAACGCTTACATGGGCGCTTCTGGTTCTATTATGGAAACAGGAGTGGCTAAGGTAACGACAGCGGGAGATTTAATCTACGCAACAGGTGCAAACGCAGTTGCTCGTTTAGCAAAAGGTACTGCCAGGCAAGTGCTTGCCATGAATGCTGGAGCTACGGCACCGGAATGGCAAAACAGTCCACAATCCTTAATGACTGCAAAAGGCGACCTGGTTGGCGCTTCAGCAGCATATACATTAGCTAGGTTAGCCGTAGGCGCTAACGACACCGTACTTACTGCAGATTCAAGTGAAAGTACTGGTTTAAAATGGGCAGCTGGTGGCGGTACTCAACCAACAAATCCTTTTGTCGGTTCTCCAGTTATGACTGGTAACTGTTCTGGGATCACAGCAACGACGCACGAATATGACGCCAATGAGATATTATTTTTTCCTATTGCACCAATAGAGGCTGATACAACAATTAAAGGCTGTTGGGGACGTTTAAATGCTGTGACTGGCTCGTCAACGTATACGGCTGGTGTGTACTCGAGTAACGGTACTAATTTAACAAAGGTTGCGGAAGGGTCAGCGACATCGTTAGTAGCTGGCACAGGTAAAAAATACAGTGGTGGACTAGAAGCATCATGCAGTGTAGGCACCCAGTACTTCATGGCTATAATATTTTCCGCAGCAACGACCATTACAATGATGAATCCAACATCAGGCACATATCTGAATGTCCTAGGATTTTCAGGAGTAGTATCAGCAGGTTCATATGCGCTCCCGAGTTCGCAGGCTTTAAGTGGCGTAACTCTCGAACAGTTTGCTTGGAATGGACCCGTTGACGTTAACAGTGGATACGATTTATAGGAGGATAGAATGGCGTGGCAAGATGGAATAGATAGGTCAAGCGGAGACGTTATCACAGCAGCGATATGGACATCTTATTTAGGATCTGGTGACGGTATCGATGCAATGGAAACAGCTAAGGTGACGACAGCTGGTGACATAGTATACGCAACAGGCGATAATGCATTAGCACGACTCGGTGTCGGTTCCGCACGACAAGTATTACAAATGAACAGCGGTGCTTCTGCTCCAGAATATGCTGCGTCAGCGCAATCAACTATGTCAGCAAAAGGTGACATATTGACAGCAACAGCAGCCAATACGATAGCGCGACTGGCTGTTGGCGCTGATGGCACGGTCCTGACAGCTGCAAGTGGACAGGCAACTGGTCTTACATGGGGAGCCGCACCCGGAGCAACTGCAGCTGCAGAGCCTGAATGTATAGCAATGCAACCATCAGGTCAAAAAAGAGCTATTGCAAAGCGTTCTTCTGTTGCCAATAGAATTTACGTAAATGTACTTGACGCTCCCCGTAACGCAAACGCAACAGTAGAATTTATTGCTGGAGAAATTGACACAGGCGGTAACTACATCCTATCAGTTTATAGCTTTGATAATACTAATCTCACCCGTCAAGCAACAACAGGTTCTACAAGTGTGCCAAGCGCTAGTGGAGATTTAACAAAATTAGCATTAGCCTTTACTCAAGTAGTAGGAACTCGCTACGCAATGGCTTTGTCGTTTTCAGCGACACCTGATCATTATGCTGGCACATTAGATAGTTCATCAACACAGCTGGACGGACCGTTCGGATATAACGACCCAGGAAGCTTTACACACCCGTCAACAATTGCATGGAGTGCTGTAACTAATGAAGATACTTTACAAGGACCTCTTGGTGTATGGGGTAATGGGAACACGATAACGTAGAAGGGAAAAATTATCATGGCATGGACAGACGGAGTTGACAGGGCGACTGGAACAATAATAACGGCATCTATATGGAATCAATTTTTCGGGAATTCTGGCAACATTAACCTGACAGCACCATACCTCGCTGCCGCAGCCGGAGACCTTTTTCAGGCAAGTGGAAGTAAAGTTTTGGCTAGGCTCGCAAAAGGAACACGAAATCAATATCTACAAACTAATGCTGCTGCAAATGCTGTGGAATGGAGTGCTTCTCCGGCATCGCTTCTGGATGCTAAAGGAGAGGTATTGTCCGCAAGTGCAGCTAACACACCCGTTGCTGTTACCAAAGGCACAAACGATCATGTATTAGAAGCGAGGGCTTCTGAAGCAGCAGGCGTCAGATTCGTAGCCTTATCGGCAAGTGATGCAGGCGCGAACCCGGAAGGACTGTTTCCAGTGATTGCCGATCAAACGTATACGGGCGTGTTTTCGTCTGCGTTAGTAGCTAATCGCGGGTACTACTGGCCTTTGCAGTCAGTTCAGCAGACAGCAACCATATCGACATATATTACTAAACTAGCAAATACTGCTGGCAACTATATCCTTGGACTATATTCCGTTAACGCTGCAGGATCAACTCTTACAAAGGTGGCGGAATCATCCAGCACAGCCTTCCCATCAAATAGTGACTCAGCAGAACTCACAGGTTTGAGCACAACGGTGAATCCAGGCACGTCATATTTTGCGGGCATTATTGCAAATAATACGCCGTCATTGCCATCACTGTATTCAGATCAGGGTAACGGACATCGTTGTTATTATTTGGACGCGGGTTCGTATGCGCTTCCGTCGAGTGTAACAATGTCTGCAACAACTCAAAGTCACGGCCCAACAGGAGGATGTTTTGTATTAAGCACAGGAATAATTAGTTCAGCATAATAATTTTATAGAAAGGAAAAAATGACTATGTATAGATTCAAAGGGATAAAGGACTCATTACCGTGGGGCCTTCAAAAAGATGGAGATGAAGTTTTTGAGCATGTTATGGATCTCAATGATACTGACAAAGCAAAAACTGATTCGCAAAAGCGAACATTGTATGCAGCGTATATTAAAGAAAAATATGATTTTGATTTAGTAGAATCTGAAGATATACCTGTCGTCAGACAAAAGTTGGATGATTGGTTAACTGATCAGTCTACAGCTTCATCTGACGAAATATTAATTGAAATTGTTTCATTATTACGTGATAAAGGAGTATTGTAATGCCCACTAATGAATATTCAGAAGCTCTAGGCTGGTATAAGTTCGCAGATCACATAAAATTACCAGTTTGGCCCGAAGCTAACGCTTCATGTGGCTACCCCGATGTGGCACCTGGACAAATGAAGCCGCTCGCGGTAGTGCATCATATAATGCAAGGCTACGCTTCGACAATGATAGATTGGGCGAAGAATCCTGGAGTTCAAAAATCCGCACATTTTATTATAGACAGACAAGGTAATGTGACTCAAACAGTTTCAATCTATACTCCAGCATGGCATGCTGGCGGTGTTAATTCACCTTCTTGGAGTGCGTACAAAGGTGGAAATCCAAATAAATACACATGCGGTATCGAGTTCGAAGGATTCAGCATTAAGCCATCATATGGCTATGACTACTTATACTCAGACTCAACACCGTGGCCAACAGCGATGGTTAAGGCTGGGACTAAAGTGACTAATTGGATAATGCATCAAACTGGAATGGTACCTAGTGTAGACACTTTGATCGGACATTGGGAACTAGATAATTTAAATCGAGCTTCAGATCCAGCACCAGCTACAGCACGACATTTATGGCCACGGGATAAAATACTGGCTGAATTACGAGGCGAGCCTGATGACCCTGTTGATATACGAAAAGGTCAAGAAGAATCTGTTAGTGATTTACACACTGGCAAAGACGAACTGATTTTGGCACAGCAAAAGCTGAGTCAAGCATCAGACCTAAT